TTATTCACTGCACTCTTGATACCTGTCGCACTGGTGACCCGATCAACAACATCGCCCATACCTCGGATCGCCTGTTTCGGTGCAGTCGAGGGCTTGATGGACGGGGTCTTGCGGTGGCTGGCGTTTCTGTTGATGTAAGTCATTTCAGTGTTCCAGATCAGTCACAGAATTCAGAATCTTCGGGGTTGCTGCAAACTTGGGTGTTGTTTGAATTGCACCTGTCGCAGAATTTATCTCCAACCGTTTCATACAAGGTGCTTTTGCCCCCGCAGCAATTAGTGTTCAGAGCAGAAACTCCGTTCCGAATACTGCTGCTCACTGCGGGGGGAATAGGAGATTGGGGCCCATAGAAAGGAAGGGTGGAGCAGTCGCAAACAGACAATGCGTTGGGGACCACACACAGGAATGCTTCGTTGTGAACACAGCACTCGTACCCGCCCGTGTGGTTGCTTGCTCCCGGAGGCAAAACCAGAGCGTTGCAATACTGGTTGTAGTGGAACCAAATCCCAGAGCAGTCGCCAACCGCACTGTCGATGGCGCACCCAGTGGGCGTATTGCTAAAGTCGCAATCGGAGACAAGGGGCGAACATCCCGCAGGGGCACTGCCGCATTCGTCCCAACTGCAATTCACATTGTTCGGGTCAAACACAGAGCATGACGTTGACTGGGGAATCGGTGCCGCAGTAAAGCAGCAATCACATCCCGGGGCAGCGTCACAAGAGGTGTTGCCATACTCGGCGGTTTCCCATTGCGGGAACTTCCCAACAGTGTCCTTGTCGTAGCAAACACTCTTCCATCCCGCCTCCCTTGCGTAGGCGTAATGGTCATAGGTGTCCCCGTTGACATCAGTGAGAGTGCGGAAAACAACCTCTCCGTTTGCCTGACTGTGATCCTTCGGCTCACAACCCAAGTGAGAAACAAGGGCATCGAGTACCTCTTGGTTCATGGGGTCGCCAGCGGCTTTGTCCAAAAACAACTGCTGCTTTTGAGTTTCCGTAATCACACTGGTCGGGGCATTCTTAATCTCCCAACTGAAGATCGGGAAGCCAGAGCATTCGTAGACCCAGTATTGGGGAGTCCTGCAAGACGCAACAGTTCCGGTTTCACTGCCACCGTCATCTGGATGGATGGAATTGAAGTACCTCTTGTACCACTTGGTCCTGTGCAGAACGACAAACATGGTGCCTACGAGTATGCGGTCACTCGATGTCCAGCCACTCGTGGTGTCATAGTTCCACTTCTTGAATCTCTTCTGACCGACACCCGTCTCGTAGTTGGCAATATTTTCAAGCCACCGGAACCCGTCGCCAAAGTCTTTTTCTGACTCTACGATTGGGGTTCCCCCGTTAGTAGTGTTTACGGTTCGATCGAGGGGCACACCACTGCATATGTCCCTTTGCCCCTTCGCCATGTACGTTTCCACGCCACTCGAAGGATCGGTGGGGTTTCTCCAGACGGACTGGCATTTCGTGGTATCAGTGGGATCCCCGCAACAATCGTCATCGCTTGTTCCCGAAGAGTCGTAGCCCCAGCAGTTCCTGACAAGTTCAATCCCCGATGTCCCGCACTTAGGGGTAGAGTCAAACGGGTCATACCACTTCCAGTTGTACAGCCTTGTTCCTGACTCTCCGGGGTAGTGCTGGTACTTGACGATAATGTCGGTAGTGCCAGACGCCTTGTTGTTCAACTGGACAGTCCCCGAACACCCGCAATCAATGTTCGACGGAACTGTCTTTGTCGAAGAAGTCGTAAACTCACCTCTTGGAATACGCAGGTACAACTGCTCGGTCGTGTTGTGCGAGCAAAACCCAAAGTCATCGCCAAGGTTTCCAAGGGAGTTCCATCCCCAGAAACAGTTGCCGGTGCAGCAGCATTTGGTGAACAAGGAGGCCATCAGCAGGTGACCTCCACTTCGTTGCCAGCGAAGAATATATATGGGGTAGACACGGTCACTTGCCCCGCCGCCGCGCCGCCGGGCTGGTAAAGAGGAAGGGTGATCGAGACCGGGGCCGGAAGCAGGTGCATAAATACAGAGGGGGAGACTGCTCCGTAATTTCCAATGGGCAACAACTCAATGGCGGGAGACCCGCTTGAAACTCCCACCCCATAAGATTCACTGCCCGAACCCGTGTTGCCAAACTCTGCGCCATTCAGTGCAAAGAAGGAATAGCCTCTCGAACTTGAAGATTGCCCCTGAGTTTGCTGGTCAACCCATTGGTACATCCACACGTTTTTGACTTCGTCATTTACATTTCCGCCGCTAAACGGGCCAGCGTCCAAACCATTAATCAGCCGAGACTCAAGTATTGTCGCAACAAAGCCACGCGGAATCCGGGGCTCAGGCTTGCGAGAAGCCATTAGATACCCGGCGCGGTTCTCCAGATAATCAGCGACACCGTCAGCAACCCTTTGCAGGTTGCTTCGGAATGACTCTGAAAACGGGTTTTGCTTGCCTTTGAAATTCAAATCGGGAAGTTCACAAATTCCGCTGAGGGGTAGCGAGGAGTAAGCGTCTCTGTCCATCGCCCTATCGAAGTATCGAAGATAGGAAGCGAGTCATTAAATCCATAAGTCCTGTATTTAAATTTGTAGGCGGTCGCAAAAGATAGGTTATTTACAAACCCGGCAGTTCCCAAGGATCTTTCGTTAACCCAATCCGTGTCTATCCCCGTGAACAGCAATTCGCCGGGGAACATAGAGACCCCGCCAAAACGAAATAAAGGGTTGCTGTTTACAGTCCCCACCATTCCTCGCACAACACCCAGCAGGCTTTCATACTGCGACGTATTCAGAACGGTAGGAATCGAAACATCCATCTCCGATAAAAATCGGGTCTGGGGCTCTGGAGCGTTCTGGGCGTTTGTCGCATTGGCGGGCAGAGTTGGCACGCCATCAATAATGAAGTAACCCTGTGTCGAATGAAACCTTTCTGGAACAATGGTTGTTCGCCAAGTAGATACGACCGACTGGCCACGCGGAACATCAAGGGGGCCGCTGGGGCTGCTCGACCTTCGGTATCGAAGCGTGATCTCAGCGGAGTCTTTGCCGATCTGGATTCCACGGGCTTCCTTAAGTGGAAGCGAGGGGTCTTCAGGGTGAGCAAACTGCCCGTCGATTGCCTTTTCAATCGCCTTGCCAATCAGGGTGTCGCTTGTAAAAGCATCGCCCGGATCAAGGCGAACGAAAACTTTGCGCTCGGCCTGAGACCCAAAGTCTGATTCTGTCTGGAACAGACTGGACCCAATGATGTCTCGCTTGACTTCAGTAGCCATTACCCCTCCAAAACACGCCTGAGCATTTCAGAAGTTTCTGAAAACTGCCGGACAAGACCATCCACAGATGTTTGAATTTGCCGGACGGTGTTTTCCATCTGGCTGGCGGGGTCGGGGCCTTTGGAAATCTCCACCGAAGAATCCAAATCTTGCGTGCTTGACTTCACATCAGGCTTGCCGCTCCCGCTTGGGATGTCAGGCAATTCGCCAGCAGCAAGCAGACGATCAAACTCAGTGTCTTCAGGAAACTTTGGCAAATCAAGACTCCTCGCTTGGGTTTGTAAAGTCAACGGAAGTAAAGACGCCGGTGACATTAACTGCAACGTAAGGGCTGTTTCTCGCCCACTGTAATTCAACCGCACCAAACACGACCGTTCCACCAACGGCGCGACCGCTGTGCGGGTAGAACGTCAGGCTGCAATTTGCGTTGCTGTTGCCGTTGTTGCTGTCGCTTGCAAGGTTGCTGAGTTTTACTGCACTGTCTGCAACCATGTAGCCTTGGATTTGGAACTGGGTCGCAGCCAGCCTGCCGTTCTCGTACACCCGCTCGGTGTCGATGTCGCCAGTGACTTCTACCACTTCCACCTGAGACTTGATGCTTACCGCAACCGTCTTGATGTGGAAGATCTTGTTTGCCGCCGTGCCATCAGAACTGATTGCCCCCTCGACAATCGCGTTCCCAGTGACGGTTCCCGGCTTTGCCAGTTGTTCATACGCCATGATCAGGGCCCCACTTGGTTGCCATCAATGTCAAAGTAAGACACCGTGTAGTCGGTACTGTGCTTTCGATACTGCCCCCGAATGTCGCTGCGGTCCAGATTGGGACCGAAGTTGTCTGGGGTATTCATTCGCCGGTCCAGCATGATCGAGGCGGCAAGCCTAATCATGAATGACTCCCGGTATCTGGTGCTTGGCGTCTCGGCGTACTCCTCGGCGATAGACAGGCAACTGGTCAGGATGGTCTCTGAATGCTGGACACCCCCCAAGAATGTGGCGGCGGGAGAGTCTTCTTCATCCCCCTGAATCGCAACATACTTGTACTCCAACGCATACACCGCGTCTGGCGTGGGCCACATATGAAGGGTGAACGCCGTGGGGTTGTCTGGGTACTCAGTGTCCGCAGCATCCTTCGGCATCACGCAACAAACAGAGGGACGCCCCTTCTTATCAGGATCTTCTGATTGAATACGTCGAAAGTTTGCTTCGCCAACATTCTCAATCGGACTCTTTGCGGTCTCGGCAGAAAAGGTGATATCACCAACTAGGCCGCCAAACTGGGCAGGGAAGTTGTAAGCCTGCGTGTTTGCGACTGTTGACAATGCGGCCCAAGGCTGCAAGAAAGACCAAGTATGGCTCTGGTTGTCTCCCGCCATTGGCTGCGGGTTGTAGAACTGCCTAAGACCTCGCCGAATAAACGCATTGATATCTCTTTGGCTCTGCGTCGTCGCTTGGGTGTAAGTGCCAAACGACATGAACCGGGCAATCTCATCACGAAGATCGGCCCTAGTAAGGGCGAGTCCATCAGGCTGTGCCATCTTGTTCCTCCCAGATCTTCCCCAGATCTTCAGCCCGCTTGATGCCCGCGTTGTATGAGTCTTCTTTTTCTTTTGCCAGAACCTTGTCTGCGCCGGGCTTCTTCATAAACAGCCCCGCCGTTCCAGCGAGCAGCCCAAAAACAATGGCACCTCCCGGGAAAGCGGGGGCAGCACTTTCTGCCGAGGCAATCGCAATGTCCGTGGCGGTATTGATAAAGCCAAGAAGTTCGTAAGACTTCTTTGTCTGTGATTCAAACCTATCCGTGTTCCTCTTTACGAACTGATTCCAGTCTTCCCAGACGATGGGAACTTCCGTAAGGGTGACATCTCCCTCAACACCCACCGCTTCCTTGACCTCGCTCGGGACATTGACTTTGATCAGATCTCCCACCTGACAGCCAGCGGCGGCCAAACAGAACATCAGTACAGACACGGCGGCAGCGGCGGCACTGAGGGCCAACGGGTTTTTCTGGATCCAGTTTTTCATTGCGTCCTCTCGACTTTCAAGACTCGGATCTTGAGCCCTTCAAGGGCTTCAAAAATTCGAGCGTCGTTTGAAACAGACGTTATCTGAGACTCAAGAAGGTCTTTGGCGATATCTTGGATCTCGCCGATCTCCTTGGTATTTGTCGCCAACTGGTTATCCCTGCTACCGATGTGGGCAAAAACCCCGGCAACTCCAAAAATCAAAACGACCAGTTGGAGCAACTGGATAACCGAGTTCATGTTTGATTTTGACGAGTCATTCATTTTCAACAATTAAGGGCCCCGACATGAGGGTTTCCGTTTCTCCTGTCCTGAGATTTTTCAGTTTGATTTCATACCTGTCCGCAAGAGGGCCTCGCTTTTTGCCTGTCGGGATGTTGAACCGAATCACTCCCGAATCAATCTCGCCCGGATACGGCTTTGAAGTCTTGCTGTAACAAAAAAACGCTGCGGACCCGGTGAGATCTACCTCCCGACCCTCACTGCTTTTGTACGAAATCCCAAGCAGGATGGGCTGATCTTTCCTGACCTCAAGCCTGTAATCGAGACTCAAATTTCACTCCTCTATTTTATCTGTTTCGTGAGTTTCTTCAACTGTCAACGAAATACGGGTGTGGGATGATTCTTCTGGATTTGCGTATCTCTTCGACATGGTGACTTTGGCAACAAAGCAGTCATCCTTGAGTATTCCCGCGTCAACGATTGCATCCAAAGTGCTTTTGAGAAGATTATCTATATCGGGCCTGCATATGTGGGGCACGAAAACTTCTCCCTTCCTAATCCTAGCGGGCCTGCGCATGACAAACTCCACCTCAAAACTGACGGCGGAGTCGATCGGCCCATCCTCAAATGGAATCGCTTCCCGGGCGGAAGCCTGAACAGCAGCCTTGTAGAGGGAGGCTGACGCTGGCGTGTAAATCCTTATACGTCCAGCAATCCTTGATGCCCGGGGTCTGGGCTGGGGCCGGGGCTCTGACCGGACGATAAACTCGTATGTAATGCCCAAGCCATGCCCCTCGTAAAGTGCGACCAAGAGTCAGGGGGCCCGTGCAGCCCCCCTGCAATCGAGCAGAGGAACGCTCTGCCACGCATCTCTTCCCTCAATACGGCCAACTCATCATCAGTCAGGAGGCTGAGGTTGAACGCGATCCTTTCCCGGCTCTCGTCAACCTCCCTCATGTACTCGACCTCAGACTGATCAGTAGGCTTGGCAGCCTCCTTCGCCCGATTATCCTCGTACTCTCTCAGGAGTTTGAAATACCTCTCCCGGATCCATCTCAACTCCGGAGTCTTGCTGGAATAACTGGCCCGGACATCTTCAAGGGCACTCTCAAGAATATCCAGACGCTTCAGGCCCCTGAGTTTCTTGCGATACAGCCCCTTCAGCCCGGGCCCTTCTCCAAGGTCAGCATGGGGCCATAACGACCCCATCATACCCCAAATCTCCTCGAAATCCTTCATGAGAATCCACCTCCACTAGCCCTTTTCCAGCCATCGTTGTGGGCCCTAGCCGCCTTCTGGGCCCTCGAAAACCAAGATTCAATGAACTTCTTGTAGTTCTTTTTCCTCCGGGAGGGGTTGGAAATCAGCCAATCATGGGCGCGGGCCAACTCAAACTTCACGTTGACCCCGGGGTAGGCCAGCACCCAGCAGGAAATCACCGCATCGGTCACATTCAGCCAACCGAACGCCTCATCCCAGTGAACCCTGTCCCCCTTCAGTTCCTCCGGAGGGGCCTCCAGAGCGGACGCCAAGGCCCTCATGACCTCCGGGCCCCCGTAGTCAGCACACAGGGCTTTGACCTTTAATTCCAGTTCACTTATCGGCATTCTTGTACTCCTCCACAATCCACCGCAAACCGTACCAAGCCTCATCAAGGCGTCGGGGCCTCTTTTTGACCTCCTCGAAAAGAATGAGGTAAGCGTGCCGAGTACCCCACGGTAACTCAAACCACCTCTTGACCCACTCAAAGATCGTTGAGTGGTGCTGCATCTTGCCTTCTTCGGCGATCGCCGCGTACTGCTTTTGGACAGCATCCACGTTCTCCCAGATCAGACCGCACCAGACCACCTTGAGGTGCGTTCCCAGATTGGTCTGATCCCAAGTGGAGGGGTGGCCATCTAGGAACTTATTGGCCAGCCTCCCGGCCTGTTTTAGGGTCAGATTGGTTGACCTCAATCCTTCCTCTGATTCTGTCAATCTCATTCTCCTTGATCCTGTAAACGGGGAGTTTGCCCCCGAGGTTCATGTTCAACGCAGAGACCTCCTTCTGCCTGATCCACTTTCGGACCGTGTAGGAAGAGACCCCGAGGGCACCGGCAAACTCGGCTACGGTGAGAAGGCGATCAGAAGGGGATGTAAGCAGCGAGCCGCCTCTCCTTGCCGCCGATCTTGATCCAACCCGTGTAATCAGGCTGGACCTCCTTGCTCTTGTTCTGGTTACGAAACAAGAACGCCGTGTCATCCTTTTTCTGGTACTCACCCATTGTCTTCACTGGCCTTTCTGACCTCTTGGTCCTTGACGGAAACTTCCCATCCGTGATGCTCGAATACTCGACTCAAGTATTCTTCGGGAAGATCTTCTACTGACTTGAACTTTGATTCGTACTTCGATTCCGCCGCACCCAGAAGCCTCTTGACGAAATCGTCGGGATCGTCCTTCTGGCCAAGCACGGCACCGAAAGCCATCGACATCCACGCGGGAGACTTTTCCCACTTGGAAGGCTTGGGAGGCTTGGGGGGCTTGGGGGGTGCATCAAGAATCGCATCATGAGAGCGGTTGTCGATTTCAGGCTGCCCAGCCTCGACCCGGGGAATCAAAAGGATGTCTCGCAAGGCGTAATTCATCGCAGTGGTCAGGGCTGCAAGAACAGACTTGTCCGGGTTCTTGCCACCAACCACCAGCATCTGATTGCCAAACTCAAGGTATTCACCACTCTCAGTGTGAAAGATTGTGAAATGAGAGTACACCTTGCCATCTTGCAGATCCCAATGCGTCCTTGAGAATACAAGATTGTTCTCAAGCATGGTCTTGCGGCAAGACGAAATCATCTGCTCCGCACTGGTGTACCCGTACTTTCCCCAGTCGTTTGTTGCATCCTTGGAAACCGAGTTGAGCCCCAGTTGTGCCTTCCGGATTGCTGACCATAGTTCTTTCTTTGATTCAGTCATCACTTTCCTTTGCCCATGAAGGGATTTCAAAATTAGTCATGCCCGTGAAACCGGGCCAAGAGTTTGCAGACAAGCACGAGCGGTAGGTTTCAAGCCACTGATCAACTTTCTCCTTGGCCCAATCAAGCACCGCGTAATCAAACCTGACGATCGCCACCGCGTAGGGGGGTGTCTTCTCAACCGCAATGATCCTGAAGTCCTCCTGCTTCCCGCCGTGAGACCTGATGGCGTCACGGTAGTAGGCCCCCTGAGTGTGGTAAAAATACTTCATGACCGACTTGGAAAAACCACGGGTCGCATCAGTCGTAGTCTTCAGGTCGATGATCGACCTCTCGATCAACCCATCAATCTTTGCCTTTCGCTGGCAACCGTATTTATTGTCATCCCAGAAGAACTCGACTTCCACGCTGTTCATGGCGATCGCCTCGTCCACCATGTCCCTCGCTGCCGGGCAGGTCATCACGGCACCCGACATCGACTCAGCGGTGTCCCACATATCAGCGGGGATCACTGTCTGATCAGACTCTTGGAGTTCTGCCCATCGCTCCTTGCCAGCCTTTGTGCGGCGGTCGATCTTCTCACACCGGACGAACGCACCCTCCACGGTGTGCGGCTCCAACACCATCGCGTGGACCAGACTCCCTAGTTTTAGGGCGTCCGAAGCCATGCTTGGGGCGTCGAGGTTGTACTTGAAATGAGAGGGAGACTTCTCGATCACCTTCAACCGAGAATGACTCAACGCTGGATGCGAGTAGTAGTCAGTCATGCACGCAATCTAGACAAACCGTGCAAGATGTGCAAGCCCTATAAAAGAAAAAAGCCGAGGAATACCCGGCTTGATCTCTCTGAGTTTGTTTTTGGGATCAAAGATCGCCAGCGTAGATCTTGTACTGGAGAGACGGTGTGTTTGCGACCGACCGGATCTTCAGTGCGCTGGCGGCGGGATAGGACGAGGGCAGACGCCCCATTGCGTACTCCCCGGGCTTCAGCATCATAAACGCTTCAAAGGAACCGCCGAGCGTGGCCCCAATCTCGATGTTGTCGCCCGTGGTAGTTCCGAGGTTTCGGAAGAAGTAGACGCCCCCATCCTTAGAACTGGTTAGGTTTCCCACGGTCAACGCAACACCAGCCGCAGCCGTGGTAGTCGCCTGCACGCCAGACTCAGAAGTCAGATCAGGCCCACTAGGCAGATCAATGGAGATCTGACCCGGGGAGATGGTCTCACTAAAGTTTGTAGCGGTGGTCACGATGGACCCAGTGAATCGAATTTCGTTTGCCATTACTTCTTGCCCTTCTTGTTTTTACTGCGACCGCTCCGCTTGCTGCCCGGAGGGAACTCGCCGTGTTCAGAAAAATACTTGTCATCTTTGGCCTTATCCAAAAACTTCCTAGCCCTCTTTTCGGCACCTTCAATATGCTCGGCGACGGTCTTGCCTGTGTCTCGCCCGAGGCCCTTCCCTCCGGAGTAGCGAGATTTACCAATGGGTGGTTTTTCATCCCCAGCAAAACTACGGAGTCTTTCGCCATCCTTGCTGTCGGGGTCGATAGCCAGCATGTCGTTGGCGGCTTTTGCTGCCTTGCGAATGCGCTTCTTGCTTCGCACCCCAAGCCGCACTTGCTTCTGCGCTACGGTTTCTTCATTTTTAATGAAGTTCCGCTTCTTGATCTTGGCAAACTTCTTGGCCCGAGATTTTTCGGCTGCCGCATCTTGGGGCGGCGTGTTTTTTGCGATCATCGCATCTGTCCGCCTTCGACGCTTTGCCGCTTCAGCAGTGATGAGAACTGGAGTCTTCGTCTTTGTCTTCTTTGCCATTACTTCTCACCCTTCTTGTTCTTTGTAATCCCCCGCACTGACGGGTTGTTTTTCCTGATCCAATAAATCTTTTTTGCGAAGTAGTCTTCCTGACTTCTCCTCGCCCCCCTTGAGGATGTACCAGCCTTCTTTGACTTTTGTATCCCGTCCGCAGCCCCATAATCCCCACGGGTAATTTTTCCTCGTTCCATGCCACCGTCTAATGATTTGCTGAAAGTGGCATAACCCTCTGGGCTAATCACCCTCTTATTTTTTGCAGTAGGAGCCACACTCGCGTAGGGCGGTAGTGGCTTTGCGCCCTTCAGGGTCTTTTCGGCACTCGATGCGGGGGCTTTGGCCGTGGAATCCCGAACCGTTTTTTTAAGGACCGAATCCATCCCTCCCGGGATCATGCCGCCCCTCTTCTTCTTTGCCATCAGTAGCCCTTCGCTTTCTTCTTACGGCCTTCTTCTGCTTCTCTCTTCGGGTCAGCAAGCAACTGGCCCCCGGTTGACTTTGCGTAGGCTTCAGCGGCACGCTTCTCCGCAGCCGTGTACCCGAACTGCCTGACCTTGCCATCCTTAGTCTTGACCTTCGGCATTACCACTTGACCCTTTCTGGACCCTTCTTGGCCCGAGTTCCTTTGCTCGTGCACTGGGCCTTCGTTGGCCTACATGCGGGATACTTACGCTTTGACTTTCCCTTCGCTGACTTTCTTCCACAAGGCTTCCCAGTCTTGCAGTCGATCCAGCCCTTGCCGTTGTTTTGCCCAAACCAAGTCTTGAGGCTCACTTGCCGTACTTTCCGCCCGGTCGCCGCGCACTCATCTTGCCCTTGCGTCTCATTTCCACCGGCTCTCGCTTCATTTGATCTGCGGGCCTTGTCTGATTAGGCGGCCTCTTACGCTTCTTCTTGGCTGCCCCCTTCTGGGCCAGTTCCACATTCTTTTTTGCCGCTTCCATCACTCGATTGCCGATGTTGAACATTACTTTTTTCCTTTCTTGAACTTAGCAACGCCACCAGCCTTCCGGCATTTGACAGCGTAACCGCTTGCGTATGCAGATGGCCAGACTTTGTAAGTGCGCTTGGCCATTTGGGCGCACTCGTCGAGGGGCTTGCTCTTTTTACTTTTTGCCACGATAGGTACCCCCCTTGGACCCGCTTGACTTCTTGCTGCCACCCTTGGTCCACAGAGCCTTGCAGGCCCAGTACCTTGCGGACAACTTAGAGGGGCTTTCGTCACAACTATGGCGAGCCCGGAAGTTCTTCCGCGCAGAGTCAGAGTAGTTGTGGGGATAGGCAGACGCACCGAAGTGAATCAGTTTTTCCTTGCCACCCTCGCACGCCTTGACCATTCGCTTCTTGCCAGCCTTGGTGCTTCGCGTGGGAGAGTTGCACTTCATCTTGCTTTTGTCTACTCGCTTTGCCATGAAAGCCCTTCTTGCTTTGTTTCAGATTCCAAAATCAACCGCGATGAGCCACAGGATCACGGCCCTTCCGCCGGAGGGAACGGAGTCGGGTCGTATTCGATCGACTTCAGAGCAGTCGCTGCCGCAATCATCTCGTTCGCCGAAGCGACAAGCAGGTCGATGTGCGCATCATCCAAAGCGGTACGAGGAGCAGTTTCCTTGTAAGCGTAGCCGAGCGTGCCGAGTCCACCTTGAACGGTGGCAAGAGCCTGCGTGAGAGAAGCGAAAGTAAAGATCGTGTCCATGTCATGTCACCTGAGTTGGGGGCCAGTTTGAATCAGTGATCGCCGTTGCGTCATCGAACCAGTAGAAGCGAACCTTGAACCCGACGCTGTAGTCCGACGCCGAACACTTCGGAGAGGAGTTCCAGTAGTAGTGGGAGCCCGCGTTTGCTCCCCAGTCCGGGCTGTACGTCGAGCCGGTATCGTTGTACCGCTTGAGCATCGCGATCGTGCCGTCGCTTCGTTCGGCTTCGAGTACCCAGTCGTAGTTACTATTCGCGGAGATCACGTCGCTCATCGCAGTCTGTTCGCTACCCGTAGAACTCTGCGTGCTGTCGGGGTGGTTCCTGAAGTCAATCCCGGTCGTGGTGTAGGCTCCGAACCACGCCGTCACCCACCACACCAAGTCACCGCCAACCGCGATGTTGCCATAGGCGCAGGTTGCGTTCGATGGTTCGAGGTCGCCGTCGATCGTGATGTTGTAGTTGTAACTTCCGGCACCACTGTTGGCGGAGGCGTCGTAGCCAATCATGCCGGGAGCGAGGCTTGAGGTTGACCACGCCGTGTGGACGGTCGCAACGAACGAGTGATCCGCTTCGTCACGCCAAGTCGTCGTCCCGGACGATTGAGTAGGGAAGAAAAGAAACTTACTTGGCGGCGTCATTCGGTGTATTCCACTGAGAAAATGACATCGGTCGCAGAACTGTTCGAAGAAAAGACGAGCGTGATCGCGTCACCTGCCGTAACCACCGATGCTCCGGGGTGAAGACTCGTTATGACTCCCGTAGATGTGGAAGCGGTAACGGTCTTCACGCTACTCGTTCCGACCTTTAGTTCAGCACTTACCGTTCCCGATCCACTGTTTACCTTGATGTAGAAGGCGGAGATCGTTCGGTCCGTTGCCGCAGAAGGATCAAGAACGTAGGTCTTGTTTGCTGCCGTCTCGATATGTCCGGTGTACGAACCAGTGTTCGTGATGCCAAGATTCGTTCGGGCAGTTGCTGCACTAGCAAGGTCGCTCAAGTTGTTGGAAGCAACGAGATCGCCTGTACCACTTCCCGCACCGATTGCAGACCGAGCGGCAGCAGCATCAGCAGCAGTAAACACATTCGCACCGACCGTGGTTGCTCCAAGGTTCGTGCGAGCGGTCCCCACGTTCGTCACATCTGAGAGGTTGTTCGACCCGACCATGTCGCCGGTCCCGGTCCCGACGCCGATCGCTGATCTGGCTGCTGCCTGATCTGCCGCCGTGAAGACGTTCGAACCTACAGTCGTTCCTCCAAGCGTCGTCCTTGCTGCCGCTGCGTTTGCATCATCAATGAGCGTACCGCCAAAGGTCGAGACCGCAGACGTTGCCACGAAACTACCCCAGCCGAGGTTCCCGCTGCCATCAGTCTTCAGTGCTTCGTTTGCCGAACCCGTCGCGGTAGGAAGCACGAGATCGTAGTTCGCTCCCGCGCTATGGGCGGGACTCTTCAGCCCGACGCCGTGCGATCCAACCTCGCACATCAGTCGAATCTTGCCGGGGTTCGTCGTCCCCTCGACCTGCAAGAATCCAGTGCCGGGGGGGTCGATGACGATGCTGCCGTTCGTCGTTGAGGTCGTGATGGTACGAGCCTGAACGTCGAGGTTGCCACCGAGTTGCGGAGTCGTATCGCTCACGACATCCTGCAACGCGGAGTCCGCTTTCGTCCCCTGCGCAGACGTAGCGGCTCCGATGTCCGACAAGACTTCGGCAGCCGTTCGGCCTTCAACCAATCCGCTCAAGGCGTTGATGCGAAGGAAGTCGCTTTGGGAGACGTTCGCTCCACACTTGAGAAGGTCGGTGTTTCCAATCCCCGTGTCGAGGATCGCGGCGTTTCCCAGACCGAGCGTCGTCCCAAGACCAACGTCCGACTTCGTCGTGTTCGAGTTGAGGAGCGTTGAGATCGAGGACAATCCTGTACCACCCCGTGCAGCAACAAGTTGCCCGGTAGTGATCTTGTTCGCGTCATGCTCAAGCGTCGTCGTAGGCGTGCGAGCGTCGGTCAGTCGCGTGTCGTTGCCTTTGACAACCTCACCCGACGCTGCGTCACCAGATGACGGAACGTCGAGGGTCGAGGAACTACCAAGACCGAGGTTTGTTCGAGCGGTCCCCGCGTTCGCCAGATCGCTCAGGTTGTTCGCGGCCTGAGCCGGAGGTGCAGACGTTCCGACGCCGAGGACATGCCCGAACGAGTCAACCTCGATCGAACCCGGATAGTTCGTGCTGGTTCCGGTTCCTGCTTTCGTGTCATGCGTGACGGTGATCGTGTCACCGACTACGTTCGTAGAAATCGGAGCAGTACCGGCAACCTTGATGTTGCCGCTGCCGGTGATTTCAGTCCCGGAACCATTGTCACCCTGCGGAGTCACCGAGGTAACAGTTCCCGCAAGGTCCGCGTTCACGGTGACAGTCGCGCCACTGACTGCCGTCGTGATATTGTTGCCGCCAGTAACCGTGAACGAACCCGATACCGGAGCCCCAGTCCCGCTGTCAGCAGCAGGAGTGAAGGCTGATCCTGCTTGCCCGGGAGCCCCTTGCGGGCCGGGCTCTGCGACAACAACCTGCAAATTTTCTTCTGTGACAGTAACGTCAGGCACTGGTCACCGCCTCGTAAACCGTGAACTTCCCAGTGAGAATGTATTTCACAACATCAGGGTTGGACGCGGTCTCCGCCACCTTGATGTCGTAAACGCCAGAAGTTGGTGCTGTGATTGTATCAGTCACAGTCTTTGAAAGCCTGATCGTGATGTTGGGAGAACTTGAAGAAAGCGTAATCCCGCTTCCACTTGCCAAACTAAAAAGGGTCGAAGAAGAAGACGCTTCCGTTCGACCCTGCATCGTCACTGTGTAGTTGCTCGACAGGTCAATCACAGAACCCGTTGAGTCTTTGTAATCAACCGTCAGATCAACGGTCTCGCCTTTGACAAACTCAAAGTTGTACGTTGGCAACGGCATTGATTATCCCCAAGAAGTCTCCGGGAGGGCCTTTCGGCCCCCCCGGGGATTGAGTTTTCGAGCGTCACGGACGGATCGAGGATCCGATCGAGATCCAGTCAATGTGCGGATCATGGAGGGAACCGCTGGTCAGGTTGGTCTGGCACCAAGTCAGCCCAGCCGAAGCCCAAGTACCGAACCCCGCTTGGGCGATTTCCTTGACCTGCTTGCCGTTGATGAAGTACTTGGCCGTAACCCTCGACCCATCACAATCAACCAGCACGGAGAAATCATTCCAGCCATCAATGGAGAGCGCGCCCCCGAGTTCCGTCGCGGAGACCACCTCGCTGAGATCAGCCGCGCCGTCATCAAAGGAGCAACTCACGGTCACCGCTTCATTGCTTGAAGTGGTTCCCCCAGTAAGAGCAAGGTTGAACCCAATAGCCTCAGTCGGGCTATCGGTGGAATCACTCTGGAAGGCCATCTTGAGAGAAACAACATCGTCGGTTCCCCAGACGATCTTCGTCCGAGTCTTGGCAGCAAAGTTAACGGATGCCTGCGGAGCAAAAAGTTCACTTGCCGCAGCACAAGTGACAACACCAGTGGCATCAAGTTTGAGAGTAGACCCGTAGGTCGGTGCCGCAGCCGTGGTTCCGCCAATGGTGAACAGATCATCGGTGGCCTTAAGCCACTCGGTAAAGATCGACTGCCCGGATTCGGCGTAGGCTTCATGGGGCCGCGTAACCTGCGCACCCCGGTTGTAAGTAACGATAGTAGCCATTTTTCTGGCTCCCTTCTATCTAAGTCAGGCGTTGGTGAGGACGGGCTTCGCGGTGGCGAGGACCGCGTTTCGGCGACGATCGGTGCAGTAGATGTTCGCCGTACAGTCGATGTGGGTGACCATCGTGGTGTGCTGGTTCGGAGCGATCTCCGGACCCATCTCACGCATGTACTCACCCTCAAGGAACACCGGGTGGAACGTACCCCAGTTCAGCATGTAGATCGGGTTGTTGGTAGCAGCCGAATCAAGATGCGGAACGTAGGTGATCGGAACACCACGGAACATGACCCGGCCAGCGTAGGGCTGGAGGTCTGCCGAGGTGACCTTGTCGTTGGTCCGCTCGACGATTCGCTCAAGGCCAGCAAGAGCCGCATACCCACAGTAGATACCGTGGCGGTCACCCGTGTTGTACGAGGGAACGCTGGCATTCGCGATCGGCTTGAAGCCGGTCTTGACGTAAGCCTCTCGCATCTGGCTGACAAGCCCGAGAACCGGGAAAGAATTAGCAAGCGAATTGCTCTTGGAGTAATCGTTGTTGTTGGTTGCGCCGCTAGCACCAGTAAGGTCTGCCGCGTTGTAACCACCAACCCAGTTCTGCCAACGGGGGTAGGTGGTGCTGCTCAGACCGGCAGTGCCAGCAGCAAACACATCTCCACCGAGGAATCCACCCACGCCATCGGCGGGGAAAGAACCTTCGGCGGACACCCAGTACCCGACACCGTTCATCTTGAGATCGGCCTCGGAAGACGGGGCTCCCCAGAAACGCTTCTCCATATGCTCGGCGAGCGAGATCATGGCGTCAGCACGGCGAACCGCAACGAGGTCAACGATACGGCGGGGATCACGGTTGAACGCAATCTCTCGACGCTCGATGGCGTAGTTGACGGTCTGGTGCTTCCAGCCAATTTCGGCGGTCTTCATGACATCGCCGATGTTGACTTCGTCGGTTGCAAACAGACTGGTGTCCTTTGCAAGGCCGCTGTTGTCAACCATGATATTCCACTGGACCGAGGTACCAGCGGAGAACTGAACCCGCGACTCCTGAAGCAGACTCGAAAGAGCCGTATGTTCAGTGAGATCGGTGGCGATTTCAGTCCACTTGAGTTCACCCAGTTCCTTCTGGGTGGTCGTGATGAGATCCTGAAGATCAGAAACGGCAATAGCCATTTGATCTCTCCTTTATGAGTTATAGAGGCCGCGATCAACCATGATTTGATGAACAGATTTCATTGCTGACTCCTTGGGACTGAGAGAATCGCTTCTGCGACCACTCGCCCGAGAAATCATTTGAGATCTTCGATCATCAACCTTTGACTGGACCTCTTCTTTTTCGATACTTGACTTTAAATCGGCAAACTCCGAACGGAGCGCCTTCTGAACAATCTCCTGTTCATCCGGAACAGGGACGTTTGACCGCTCATACCCGACGCGAAGAACGCCGATCGCAGTCTCCAACTTGGCCCGGTTAGCCTTGTCTTTAAAAACCGGAGCCCAATCATCGCCAAGGCTGGAAACAAGGTCATCAACCTTTGCGGAACCTTCTTGCTGACGCTTTGCAGACTTCAGGGAATTGATTTCAACCATCAGTTTGCTTACGACGTTCGCAAGATCTTCGTCGATGTAATCATCAACGGATTTCATTTCAACAGAAGGCTTGGGCGTTTCCGCCTCAGTCTTCGGCTGCTCATCCTTTGCTTCGGCAGTTGGCTCGGGATCCTTGTGTTCATCACCCGGATCGTGCCCCCCTTCACCGTCAGAAAGGATTCTTTTCATTTGTTCGGAAGGATCTTGCGGCTCAAACCGCTCACCCGTGTTGTTTTCTTCAGTCATAACCGTTCATGTCCTGCATTCCGAGGGCCCGGAGAGCCTTTCTACGCTGAGAGGCATTCTCAAAAATCGCCCGGCCATCTTTGGTGTAATTGAGATTTACCCCCTTTGATCGCATTTCTGCCATCGTCTTCGGAACTTCATCAGGATGTGTACCCGCCGCCTCGCTCATCAGGGGCCATCCTGCCCCACCAAGAGATTGCCTGCCTTGGTGTTCTCCAGCAATATCCCGGTCCCAAACTTCCCCGTCAATCTCAAGCCCATCGCCTTCGGTCTTATCCCACATTTCCTTGACCGACATCCAAATGACCACGGTCTCGCCGGTGTCTTTCTTCTTGTACTGGTAGTTCGGCATTTACCTATCCTAACGTGTGTACCGCTAAACTCAAGCAAACCCGGGACGGGCAGACGGCTGGTTCATCATCTGTTCTTGGCCCGGGGCAGGGGCCGCACCCATCAATGACTGGATGGTTGCCGCATCCCTCGATTCCTGAGTTCCGCCGGTAGAGATGTTCTCCCGGACATACTTACGGGTAGTGCTGCCCTGCGTTGACTTCAGGAACTCAGAAGCCTCACCCTGAGATCCCACCGGCATGATCAGGCTCTCAATCTCTGGCATGTTGGTGAGTTCTGCGATCTGGCGGACAAACGATGCCGCATCTACGGTGAGACCCTGCTGCTGAAGGCTTGGAGCCAGAGGCATCAAGAAGTTAGAAATCGTAGAAGAAAGAACCCCCAACTTCTGTTCCGGGCTGACATCTCTCAACGAGGAGGGAGACACCTCAAAGTTCATCTCAAGGAAATTGGACTCCTTGCGATCCTTGGGGGAGAACTTCAGGGGGATCTCAATATCGGTCTGATCGACAGTGTCAATCAGTTCGTAAGTCCGAAGGGGGTCGTACCACACCCAAGAGGCGATCGAGGCACACGCCTTTCTTGCAAACTGGATGACATGCGACTGCATGTCCTGCATCTTCTGGGAAGAGGACTTCTTGATGATCTCTTCCTGACCAAGCGTTTCCGCCATTGCAGAGAGGCCCCCCATTGAAGACAGATTCCCGCCCATGTAGTCAAACATCTGCCGCAGTTGGACAGAGAACGCAAGGTTCGTCTGGTCAACCCCTCCGAATCTGGCCTCGCGGGTAGCCTCGGGGCGGTCAACCCGAACCATATCTCCATCATCAGCGTTGAGAATCCGTTCCCCATCTTCGTCAGATCCAGCAGCCACAAGAGTCACCGTCTTCTGGCGGTCGGACTGCCGGACTGTCTTTCGGAAAGAACGGTTCAGCGCATCATTCAAGTCAACAAGGTTTGCGATTGGGGGAAGCGGCATGAGATTGCCACTCACGTTCCCAAGGCTCAATGGAATGTAGGGACCAACTTCAGGGCCCTTCCAATCAACCTCCCGGATAGGGGCGTCCATAATCGGAACGCCACGGTCATCACAATAGAAAGTGCAAATCTTGCCTTCGTAAGGCAGATAGATGTCCCACAACTCCATCACATCTCTGGCACGGGTGTAAGTCGAAGTCCCGTAAGCAGAGCGAGAATCAAGCGCGGTGACTTTCATCTCGCCATATTCGTTGTAGGGCTGCTGCGGCTTTGGGGTTGGCTTGTTCTTGAACTCAAAGATCCCAGATTCAAGGGCTTCTTCAAAAGGAAGTTCGTATCTGTTACCGACAAACTGCATTGCTTCCCAATGCTTTGCATTCATGTCCATAACAAGATCGTCGAGATCAACGGCATCCATGAATGGCATCCCCGCGTCATGCAGGTACCCAGACATCCCGTCCATCTTCTTCTCTGTGATTCCGATCTTTCCAACACCAATGCCAAAAATGGCATCGAACACGATTGTGTTCATCGTGGTCTGGAAATCCATTTCATTCAGCACATGCTTCATCGCCAGTTGAAACTTGCGGGAGATGGGGCGCAGGTCTCTCTTGTCCGTGCTGACATTAACGGTCGGATTAGCGGTCACCAAATTACGGCGATAGATCTGCACCGCCATCTCAAGCATGTTGACCGGAACCCGGTCGCTCGTTACTTCGCCGTTGTAGTGACGACCGAGGTATGTCTTTAGATTACTCACCCGCTCTTTTCGGAACGGCATCATGCGAAGGCGTGACCAGTCAAACGCCTGAGAAAGTTTAGAGTAAGGGTTGTTGTTCACCATTGAAGTGCTTTCCGCTTGAGATCACTTTGCTTCTTACGCCGGTACATAAGGGATCCTTGGATCGTCTTCGGCTTCTTGATTACGGCATTGCCTTCGTAACCAATCGCCATACAAGCAAGGGCGTCCGCAGTGGCACGGTCACCGTGATTCATTCGTGCCCCCGAAGAGTCACGAGTGCTTACAGATCTGGAATGCTCGATGCCTCCACCCGGCATATAGACAATCTCAGAGCATTCGGCCAAGGCTTCCATAGACCTGTTTATGAACGATTCCGAAAACAACTGCCTGCGGTAGTTTCCGAACAAGGTCAGTTTGTTTTCCTTGGTAGGAATCCACCCCATCATGTCGCCTTGTCTTTTTACAGCGACACCCTCTTTTCGCCGGAACCAAATCTCCCGGTGACCGACCTCAACGACCACATCGCCGAAGATCCGACCGGGCCCCGCTGCTTCCCAACAAAGCAGGGCTGGGGAGTTCGCCCCATCGCGAAGCCATCTTGCCGTGGCAACTGCGTACCTTGCCAGTTGATCCGGCCTCATGTTTGGCACCGCAAACTCGCCTATCTTTTCTCGGGTTTTTCTATCGACAATCGAAAGGCATGAGTTACTAGACCCTGTTCCTGTCGCAATGTCAATACCTATTGCATACGACCTGTCTCTCAGCATGTGACCATTCGGATCGGGGTGAGCCCAGAGTTTCATCCGGCCCTTCGGGGATTGCTCGAAAGACACATCCTGAATGTTGTCACTAAATACAATTTCGCCCCTGACATACGGAGACTTGATGTATTTCCGCTGGTAGTTGGTCAGCAGTTTCAGATCAAAGAAAACCTGCTGAGATGCACCAAACGAGATGTCCAGTTCCTGTGCAACTTCAACAGGACTTCCGCACCGCTTTACTTCCCTGTCGTACCAAGGGCTTCGGGGCTTCTTGTCCTCGTAATACAAGCCCTTGGACTTCGAGGGGTGCTTGGTCCAGTGCAGCCTCAGTTGCGGAATCTCTTCGTTCTGTGCGACCGTATGGAACGCATTGCTGGTCCCGTTCGGCGTCGAATTGAAGATGCGCGAGTTTGTCGCATCGCGGGTCGCGGCCAAGGCACGGTACCCAGCATCTGTATCAAATGCGGCAAACTCATCGAGCCCAATAGCCGTCCTTCTATCACCGCGAGCCACATCGCCAGTCGTGCTCTCTCCATCAATCGTCGATCCATTCGCATGGTTGCTGAGTCTCAACTTTGATCTACTAAACTCGGGCAGCATCCAACCGGGAAGATGCTTCATGATGAAGTCTATCTTCCAATACAAGGACTTTGGGTTGCCCGGCTTGTCTACATAATCCTCGTTTCTCGACACAAGCAGGAAAGACTGGCCGTCCCTGAAGAGCCATCGCCACAAAAACACGCCCACAAGCATCCAAGATGCACCCATGTCTCTGGATTTACTGATCACAAGATCTGACTTACCGATCGAGTTATTGATCGTAGAAATCGCATCATCCTGAAACTCATACGTCACCATCGGAACCACGCTGGCGGAAAGCCGTGGGTCATAAGTAAAAGCAAATGAGTTCCACCAGAACAGGATGTCCTTGCGGCAAAGTGCCGCCACATCCTTCTGGGCATCCAAATCAGAGCCACAGGCCCGGATTATCCGCTTCCGGTAATCAATGTTCTTGACCAAGTCCCGGGGGACAATTTGGTTTGGCTCAAGACTCAATGAGTTCCCCAGCAATCCTCTTCACCCGATCAAGGGCTTCGACCAAGCGTTCCTCATCATTTGCTGCGTCGGTGGACTCTTCGATTTCCCTGCGGGTGGGAATCACAACCTGCTTGAAGATCTGGGTGTAGAACTGATCTGGGTTTCTTCGGGCCCAGCAAAGAAGTCCCCAAGCAGAATTATTGGGGGCGTCCTCCTTCTTGGCGGTGTCGTCAGGAAGACACTCCGCCACCCACTTGATATTGACCACATCATTAGACGCAACAAACCCCCCTTTGGACGCCGGGCCATCTTCGGTGTCCTCCGGGGGGCTTGGGGGCTCTGTGGGCTTTGCAGCCTTTGCCTTCTTTTTGCGATCCCACTCATCTTGCACGATTTCCATGTCCACCGCAAGCAGGAATTTGTCAATTCCGAACTCGTCGTCAAGAACGTCTTCTCGCTCATAGAACGACAGCCCCTCCGCCTTGAGTTCATTCTGCCGTGCGTTGTACTTATCGAGAAACTCAGGCTTCTGGCTGGCAAGCCAACGCTTCTTTGCTGCTTTGAAGAGGACGCTCATGTTTTTATTCTACGCCCATATTCTCAGCCTTACAATTCTTCTCTGAATTACGGAGTTCTGAGATTATCCAATCCACGGTCTGGGGGCTCCGGACAATCAAAGCCGCAATACAGTGTTCAAGACAGCGGATTTCGCTCTCCTTTATCTTCACATCCAACACCTCACAGGCCGCCTCAAGCATCTCATGTATGAGAGTCATTGCCGCAATGTCGTTGCGAATAGGGCCAAGGACGATCTCAGGCTTTGGGAATGAGTTGAACTCGCCAAAGTGATCCAAATCCAAACGCTGAACAACCCCGATCCACTGGCCTCCAATCCAGACCCGGGCGTCAGGGTTCCTCATTTGGTATCCCCAGTTCGTGCTTGGCGTCTTCCCAATCTCCGTTCTCGACAAAGATAGGCGGAGGCACCTTCTCGTCCTCTGAGCGGTCCCAGACGGACTCCTCAAGGAAGCGGACAATCTCCCGGACTTCCTCCGGCTTGGCCTCGTCGTCCAAATCCTTGTCTATCAAGATGCTCAGGCGGTCAACAGAGTAAACGACCACTCGGTGTGAACCGATGTTCGCCCAGCCCACCACGGCTTCTTCAAGGCCCTCTACAACAATCATGGTTGTACCCCGTCAAGATTGTACCTGACCGGGACAAGAGGTCTAGGGGGCAGTGTAGATAGACCGGGGGCCCTTCTCCCAACCTCACCGCTTCCAACAGCGGCAAGCCTTTTAGGAGAAACACGCTCCAATACTCGTTGAAAATTGCTGCTGGTTGGGAGACCCGCAATCCCGAAGGACGGCCCTGATGGCGGGGTTTGGAGAACAGCAATGAGGAAACGAGATTTTTGCCCCTGAACAAGCGGGCTGGCTAGCAACTGGCCGGTATCCAGTTGCCTCCTTGAAAGCCACCTCTAGAAACGCCTTTGGGTCAGGACTGGGACCGGACTGGTTACCGGCTAGGCGTGTTCCCGAAACCTGCTGGCCACGCTTTATTGGAAGCAGAGACCAGATTGGAGTGAAACTTGAGTTGTGATCCGAGTCTACATACAGATATCGGTCTGTCAACCGCTACAAGTTGAAAATTCTGGTTGGATAGGAGGGCTAAATAGTCATCGAAGCCCCCCTGCGGGGTCGCGGTATAAAGTAGGTACCTGTTCCTTCTTAGTCGGGGGCTTCTTAGGCCGGGCCTGTCTCTACCCTTGACACTCCGGAGAATCCATTGGAGAANNNNCGATTCATTCATCCCGAGTCTTAAACTTTAAGACTCACTAAAAGGAGATCGCACTATGCGACACTCACTCGAAATGCTCGCGAAGCGGGCAATCGGCGCGAACAAGGCTGTTCGCCTGTACATTGGAACGCTGGCCGAAATGCTGGAGGATGCGGACGGATGCGAGATCATCCGGGACGAGATCCGTTCGACCGTCGAGAAGCACGGTCGAAACTGGTACGTCGATCGCAAGGTCGCAGAGGACGGTACCGAGATCCTCGACGAGGCGGGGATGCCTGCCTCGAATGCCTTCTGGTCACTGAGTTTCCACAACGCCTTGCGAGAAGCGGCAGGACACTTCAAGTTGAGCCCCGCCGAGATCTACGTCAAGGCGGTTAGGGCCCACGGCGAGAACGTGGGAGTCAAGGATATTAAGCAGTGGATCCCGCAGGATGACGAATCCAGCACATCGACGAAGCGCGACCCGATCGACGAGGCGATCGCCTGCCTCCGTGCGAACGCGGAAGATCCCCGCGTCGTGGCCTTCCTGAAGGGCTGAGTCTTAAACTTTAAGAACCAAACTCAAGCGTGGGGCGGGAACTCTCCCGCCCCCGCTTTCCCCTGCCTGAAACTTTCAGGCTCAACACTGGAGGCACTATGCCTGCGAACGAATACGATTCCCTCATGATCTCCCTCGGCCTGCTCGACCCCTCGGTCGGGCGATCCGTCGCCCGGACCATCCGGATGACCGATCGTGACTGGCGGGAGCAGCCCACCAGCACGGCGGACGAGCGAGAACTCAACGCGAAGACCGGCGGCGCAATCTCACGGAAGGACGTGGCCGATCTGGCCACCATCATGGCCCTCCGGGCCGAAGAAGTCTGAGTCTTAAAGTTTAAGAAAGGAAAGTCATGAAGATCACGAGACAAGGCGATGGCCTCCTGCAAGTGTCCATCCCCAACCCCGGCGTGGAACTATTGGTCAGCGTCAAGGACGGAAATCGCGTGTTCGCGTTGTTCGACACAGAGGCGGGACGGATCGGGCCGATCTCAGATCGGCCTTTCTCAGTGATCGGCGGCACCTCCCCGCCGATGAGCAGGGGAAGCACTCGATCATGGGCCGGGTGGACTATCGCCGCGTTCCGACGCATGTCCTCCGGGACGCCTTGCAGGAGACCACGGATGTTGGAGAAGAATTCCTCCAACACTTCAAGGAGTTCTGGGGGCGAGTGGTATGGCTCGAAGGCCCCGTCAACGATCCGTTTTGCCCGCCGAGTATTTCCGAGAACACAGCCTGAAACTTTCAGAAAGGAAAGTCATGAACGAAATGCACCCGATCGACTTCAGGAGACAGGCAATCGAGGACGCCGTTTACGCGGCGGCCAAGCACTACCGGGACACGATGGACCCGGACGGATCCAAGGGGCTGAGTATCCACGCCGTGTGGGATGACCCCGAAATGCCCTGCAACTTGCAGGGGTACGACGTAGGCGTCCTGTGCGGGATGCCCGGTGACCAGACCCTAAGTCTGGACATCTCATTCCCGATGCCCATCAGCATCTAAAAGTTTAAGAAAGGACAGGCCGATGGACAATCTCACAGACAAGCAGCGGCAAGCGATCGAGAAACTCAAGAAACTCTGGCACGCCGTGCATGATCCCACCCCGCTGGGTGGATCGGACAAGTGTGTCATGGTGAAGGTTGAAGCGTCGAATGGTTCGACGATGTGGATCGGAATCGAAGAAGACGGATACGCACACTCATGAACGGACTCACCGAAATCAAATCATGCGGCAACGACAATCTCAGGATCGTCCACGGCAAGACCGGGGATGGAATCCACATCGTGTGGACCGAGCGTGAAGGCCACGCAAGACAGGTCGATAAGTTTGGTGGTGACGAACGCGCTGCCATCACCGAGTACATCAATCGCCGCATCCTTGCGGACATCTGAAACTTTCAGA